TTTAAACAGTGAGTGGACCAGTAAATATTTGATTTCTAACTATGGTCGGGTGTGGTCTATAAAAAGCAAAAAGATCCTAAAACCTAGTACCTTAAAGACAGGCTATCACGTGCTTGCAACAAAACTAGGTAGCAAACCCTACAAAAACTTAACGGTGCGTATACACAGACTAGTTGCCAAGGTTTTTCTATCAAACCCTCTAGAGAAGCCGCAGGTAAACCATATAAACGGTACTAAAACTGATAACTTTGTATTGAACTTGGAGTGGAATACCGCCAGCGAGAACGGCCTACACTCCGCACGTATTCTAGGTAACAAGCCCAAAAAGGGGCATGAGAATCCTTTATCTGTTTTAGGTAAAGAAGACAGGGAGGTTATCAAGGCCTCTTACGTGCCTCGCCATAAGGACTACGGGGCAAGAGCTTTATCTAGAAAGTACGGCGTACACCACAAAACAATACTGCTAGTTTTAAAAGGATAAACTACCATGACCGAACGCTTTTTCATTTTATCCCAACGTAAACTGACCAACAGTCGCGATGGCAATCCGCGCTATAAGTTTGTAGCAGTAGACAGTGAGGGCAAGAAGCACCTCATGCACACAGCAGTTGATGCTGGTTGGGTTTACGCTATCACTGACTGGACGCACAAGATGATCGTAGCCAAAGTACGACAGAACACCCGCAATACAATCGTATTCAATGCAACAGTATCGGAGAACTTCTAAGATGATCGCCAGTAAAGCCTTGAAGGTCTACAAGATCAACACACTACACAAAGAGGAATATGTGACAACAGTATTCAGTGAAAAAGATGCAGGGATACTGGGTAACAAACTAAACCAAGAGATAGGTATCACAGGCGTCCGCTATCGAAACCTTGCAGGTGAGACCCTACTTACGTTACACCGCAACAAAAAGAAGAAATAGGAGAACCACCATGAGCTTTACCCGCACCAGTCTATCCGTGATTAAAGAGATCCTAGCGTCCGATATGGACCACACACTTGACGGCATTGCCCATGAAGACCTTCGACAACCTCACGTCATGCAGTTTTATGCGCAGAGGGCCGTAGCCTACGAACAGGTCTGTCATATGTTAGATACTATTAACGAGGATTATTTCCCATGACCTTACTAGCGGCTGGACCGCTTACTGTTCTTATGCTGGCCTACTTGTTTGGACTAGGCTGGTTAATCTACAAACACTTGAGGGAATCATGAAAAAACAACCAGTGCCTAAAACTACAGCCAAGATCAAGCATCTGTTTGATTTCTATTTACGAAGCCCAGAGTTCTGTCGCCTTAAACCAGTGACGCAGAAAGACTATGAAAAGCACCTTGTTGCTGCGGCTGCTACAGTAGTAGGTTCTAAGCCACTGGGTGAATACAACAACCAACGTCTTAAGGTAGGGATGTGTACCGAGGCCTACGAGAAATGGCTTGAGACAGGTACACGTACCGCTAACTACCGCAAGGCAGCGTTCAGTGCTGCTTGGAAGCACTCTATGCGGTCTGACGTTATGATCCACCACCCCATGCACATGGTTAAGATGGTTAAGACTGTAGCTGACCAGTTTCGGCGTAAAACCTGGACTACTGACGAGGTAAAAACCCTGCTCAGTACAGCGTACGGTGAGTTTCGGTGGCGAAGTATTGGTTTGATAGTTCACATGGCCTACGACTGGGGACAGCGAGTAGGTGACATGAGGCTGATGACTTGGGACAAGTTAGACCTAGACAACAATGTTGCAGCGTTTACTCAGTCCAAGAGGAACGCAGCAGTTAAGCTACCGATCAGTCCAGGTCTGTGCAAGATGCTGAAGGAACAAAAAGAAGCTTATGACTTTCAGGAACACGTTGCACCTAGACCTACTGTGCAAGCAGGTAAATATGTCCCATACAATAAATACGAAGTGTCTAGGCTTATCAACGACTTACTAGCCGAAGCTAATCTAGATCCGAGCCTTACAGCTATGGACTTACGGCGTACAGCCGTGACTGAGATGCTTGAAGGAGGTGTTGACATGGCAGGAATAATGCAAGTAACTGGTCACAAGAGCATGAACTCCGTCAAACCTTACATGGTTAATACACTTAGCGGAGCAACAAGAGCACTAGCAGCGAGAGGAAAAAAGAACGATGACTGACTTACAAGACTTCCTAAAAGAGATGGGACTGGACAAGGTTAAGCCTACCAAAGCTAAGCCTGCCCAGCGCCTACCAGATGTTTTCAATGATCCACGCGATCCAATTACAGGGGAGGTGCCTTTCTAATGTCAGGTAATATACCAAATAAACCTAGCCAAGAAGTGTTGGACCACCTAACTGCTAAATACACATACGACAGGGATGGTGGTCAGATATTCAATAATAAAATGGGTAAGCCTGCGTTAGGGGTAAACACTTATGGTTACCTAATAGTGTCGGCATGGCTCAACAGAAAAGAGTACAAGTTCAAAGCGCACCACGTTGTTTGGTTCTTTGAGTATGGTGAATGGCCTACACTCTCTATAGATCACATAGACGGTGTTAAAACTAACAATCACTGCACTAACTTAAGGTTAGTTACTCAAAGAGAAAACGTACAGGCTTACTCTCGGAGTAGGAAGTCAACAAGTCCTTATCCTGGCGTGGCTTGGAATAAAGCCAAGAAAAAATGGAGAACCCACATAGAGATCAAAAGCAAAACGAAGCACCTAGGTTACTACACCTGCGAGTTAGAAGCAGCAAGAGCCTATGACAAAGCCTTGGTAGGGTTAGGCCTTAAACCAATCAACGTAGAAATTATGAAGGAGTTACAGCAAGATGATTAAAGCAACCTTACTAGGCTACACACAAGTAGCACCTGATTTGGATCTAAATATAGAGAGCGTACAGGATCTGATTGCCTACTGTGCAAAGGTCAGCAACCCGCAGGGTCAGACTAACCTAGAGGAAAGCACACGCCTTCTAAACTATCTGATCAAACACAAGCACTGGTCCCCTTTCGAGATGGCTTCTGCTGTGATTGAGGTTGAAACCACACGGGACATTGCCCGACAGTTCCTGCGCCATAGATCCTTTAGCTTCCAAGAGTTCAGCCAGCGGTATGCCAACCCAGAGGACATGGAAACTGCGTTTGTTACCCGTGAGGCTAGACTACAGGACCATAAGAACCGCCAGAACAGTGTTGCCTTAGAAGACACCGATACGTCTGGCGTGGCTGACTGGTGGGAAACGAACCAGCTACACCATATTGAACAGTCTAAGATGCTTTACCGTGCTGCACTTGAACGGGGTATTGCCAAAGAACAGGCCCGTGCGGTTCTGCCTGAAGGCAACACAGTGTCCCGTGTGACGGCCAACGGCACGATACGTTCATGGATACACTATGTAGAGCTTCGAGCAGGCAATGGTACTCAGAAGGAACACATGGACCTAGCTGTGGCTATTGGTAAAGCGATCGCTTCAATCTTTCCAATGATGGAGAGTATGTATGTATAAACGCATACCTATGAAAGGTAAGGAGATAGATAATGAGTGATAGTTATTTAGTTATGTTCGAAGTAGATGAAGGGGAGTGGATGTACGCAACCGCAGAAAACCCTTTTAGTTACGACTCAAAGAAACTTGTTTTTGATACCAAAGGAGAGGCTGAAGCTCACAGACTTCGGTACAACTCCAGTATAGTAGTTAAGCAATCAGATATCAGACCCTTCGATAGATCTGAGCGTGAACGAGCTAAAGTCCGTGCAGAGATAAACAAAGGTTTGTAAAGTATGTTTACTATTGAGATGGAGTTTGATCACACTAAGATAGTTTGCCTAGATCAAAAGGATGCCTACGATGATGTAGAAGTCCTTGTAGGTGAAGATGATTCTGTGTACATAACGCAACACTGCCCTGACTTGGATTGTGAGCAGACCATCTACATGAGTCTTCAACAACTACGTGACCTGCTTGCAGCTTTCGATCTACCAGAGGGTACATACTTTAGAGAGGGTCTTAAATGATCATGATACTTAACGGGTTTATCATCGGCTACTTGCTGGCGATCCCACTGTTCTTAGCAATATCTGAGACAGACGACAAAGAGGGTAACCCCTACGCGGCTGAGAAGTTTGCAATCTTCTGGCCGCTAACTGCAATCGAAGTGATCTTGAAGACAATCAGAGGGGACTTCAAAGACGATGGTGAGGACTAATGTATTACACATCCGAAGATAAAAAACATCAACCTTGTCCTAAGTGTGGGAGCAGTGACGGAGCCTACCCCTATGAGGATGGCCTGTTCTGTCATGTGTGCAAGGTCAAAACTTTTATAGACGAAGAGGAAGAGGGAACAATGCCACAATTAGCTACGGTTAAAACACTACCGCCTATAACAGGTTCAGCACAGGCTATCTCTTCAAGAGGTCTGGTTAAGGCTGTTGCTGAGAAGTACAAAGCACTGACATCAGGCGACGAAGTTAAACTTGTCTACACCCTAGACGGTAAACCTACAGGATTTAAGCAGCGCAGTCTTAAAGAGAAGACCTTTAAGTTCAACGGTAATGCTAAAGCGGATCTGTTTGGTCAGTCTGCTTTCTCTAAAGGCGGTAAGTCAGTAACAATCACTGAGGGCGAGTACGATGCAATGTCTGTTTACCAGATGATGTTTATGTCCGAGCCTTGTGTGTCTGTGATCAATGGTGCGTCAGGTGCAGTCAAAGACTGTAAGCGCAATTACGAGTGGCTAGATAGCTTTGAGAAGATCAACATATGCTTTGACAATGACAAACCTGGTCAGGAAGCTGCCCTTGCAGTGGCTGAGTTGTTTGACCCTCGCAAGGTACGTTTGGTCAAGATGACCCTCAACGATCCTAACGACTACATTATTCAAGGTCGTGAGCGAGAGTTCATCGACAGCCATAAGAAGGCTGGGCCTTTCACTCCTGACGGTATCTTGTCAGGAATAGATATGTATGAGTTAGTGTCTACTCCACCAAACTATGAGAGTGTACCTTATCCTTTTGATGGTCTTAACGACATGACCAGAGGTATGCGAACAGGGGAGTTGATCACTGTTGTTGCAGGTACTGGTGTAGGTAAGACGCAAGTAATGCGTGAAGTCCTGTATGGTCTCATTCAAGAGAACAAAGGCAATGTAGGTACACTCTTCTTGGAAGAACCTACACGAGATACAGGACTAGGTGTTATGTCTATCCACGCAGATAAGAAGTTGCACGTACCTGAGGTGATATACTCTAAGGAAGAGTTCGACTCAGCATACGAGGCAACACTAGGGACAGGCAGAGTGTTCCTGTATGACAGCTTTGGAAGCAACACAGTCGATCGTATCATTTCTATGGTGCGTTACCTTGCCCGATCATGTGAGTGCAAGTTTATTATCCTAGATCACATCAGTATCGTTGTTAGTGATCATGCCAAGGATGAACGCAAGGCACTTGACGAAATTGTCACTAAGTTAAAAACTTTAACGATTGAGTTAGATATATGTTTACTTATGGTATCACACTTGAGTAGAGACAAGAATCGTAAGCCACCAGAGGAAGGTGGTACAATTAATCTACAAGATATCCGAGGCAGTGCAGG